TCATACCAGCAGAATAACCAAGCATACCAAAATCATCAAACGCTGAAGTTATTGTAGAAACGCCCATTGAGAAGGCAAAATCCACCATATAAGTATTTTCTGCTATTAATGGGTAATCATCAAGCAAAGTAGCATCAACGGTAATAACATCACCAGTAATATCTGTAATCTTAGCTAATGAGTTTGTTATTTCTGCATCTGTAATAGTACCAATTCCACCCTCATCACTACCCATTGTTGGCGGATTATCAATGTCAGCCATCTTGCCACTATCTAAGGCAATGTAATCACCAACCGTCATGCCACTTGTAAAGCCACTCGTGCCAGTTACAGTATTAGAACCGTGAATTACTGTGCCAGAGCCACTAAGAATGTTTACTACAACTGAATTTCCAGAGGTGACGTGTTCAATGCTTTTAACATTAAATGAAGCCTTAATCCTTGAGCCTCTAGGTGTTCCAGCAAAATACGTTTCATCATCATCATTAACTGTATGCTCTAACACTATCGGTAAATCTACCTCTGTGGCGTTGGTAGTTTGGTTTGTGGTGACGTTTCCACGATACCAATGGGATATATCATCTGCTACATAAATAAAGTCCTCAGTAGAGTCTTGATTCCATTCAGATACTCTATACAATTCAACCGTTCCATCAAAGTCTGGCGATACAATAATATCTAAAGAATGAACTGGTGCGTCATTAGTCTTTAAAGTAAATGTTTGGTAATAGTTATCCTCTAAAGCATAGCTAACCTTTGAACCCTCAAAATCAGTATAACCAAACGCATCTGTTGGGTTGTCATGATTGACAAAGCTACCATCAACTTTAAAGTAACCAGCAGTCCAAGAAGAAACACCCACGATAATCTCTTGATAATGTAGAGGCTTGAAGCCTAAGTCCCAAGTTAAAGTATTAGTTCTAAATACTCTATCAATAGTACTGTTTAAAACTGGCGTTACTACTAATCCAGTTCCAGCAGTTTCACAAGTGGCATTAAGTCCTATTGTAGTATCATACTCATAAGCGAACCAATTACCACCAGCAGTTGAAGATAATAGTTGTTCTGTTGTTTGGTTAAATAAACCCTTTAATTCGCCTTGAGAAACTATCGGATTATAAGAATATGTTGGCGATATATCACGTGCCAAGAATGTAGTGAAATGTCCAGTAACAGAACGACAAACGTGGTCTTTAACCCTACCATTAATAATCGGTAAAGGCATCCCAACATCTTCACGTCCAGCTGCTGGATAATTAGAATCAGTTACAAGGTTTGGTATTTGTCTATCATAGCTGTATGCTATATCTTGTAAATTAAACGATACCGAATCCTCAGTATATTCAATCGCACCCTCAACCGTACCAATAAACATTTCTTCAGCATCAGTAACCGCACCTGAGCCAATTGAATCTTCAAAGCCAAGATAAACCGTACACTTCATTCCAGCTTGGATAACAGATACTAATTGCTCAATATTGTTAGCAACTTGGAGTGACATTTCACCAAATACTTGTTTTGAATCATCAAGCGTTTGAGTTAATGGTGTTGATGCTATTAATGTGCCATCATAAGTATTGCTGTCGTATGTTATCTCACGCTCAGACCATCTATAAAGCGTTGTTACTGAAGTTCCAGTATCTGGCTCGCTTCCTGAAACATATTCTTTTAGTTCATAATCAACAAATACAACTGGTGTGAATGTTGTTGAATCTAACTTAGATTGAAACCCTGCACTAAATGTTCTCATTATGCTGTCTGTAATAAAGTGAAAGTAGCACGATATAAGCGGTCTTTGTAAATCTCGCTAATACGCATATTTTCATCAAATCTTACAGTATAAACATCACCGTATGGGTCTGTATATTCAAAAGTCTTTTCAGCACCATTAACCGTTGAATCATAAAACGATTCTAAGGCATCACGCTCACTTTCAGCTGTTAAAACAACAGATATAGAATATCGGTAATTAGTAACGCTTCTTGAATAAACATACATTGAGCCATCTTCCATCTGAACGCTTGAATTATGCTTAATTACAGCTCTCTCATAAGGTGATTCTGGGTCATTAGTAAAGGCTAATGATGTTGTAGCACCAGCTACCGTTGGGTAATCAAATCTCATTGTGCTAATCCTAATGTAGAACGACCAACTTGTAATGACATATCGCCTCTGCTATTTAAAGCATTATCAACACCGTGTCTGGAGTTCTGTGTGTAAATATTAGTTACGTTTGATGGTAGTGCTGCTGTTGGGGATTCACCTCGGCTTGTTTGTGCTGAGTCTTTAATATTTTGCTCAGTATTACCAATGCTTTTACCAATATCATAACCAAACTTATTAAGCGTTTTAAAACCACTAATAACTTTATTTATTGACCAAGCCAGAGCGTTAATAATAGTCAGCATACTGTTAGCACCTTGTTTAATGCCGTCCCACATACTAGAGCCATTATCAGTTAGCCATTTCTTCATTGACTTGTATTCAGCAATTAAGAATTTAGCATGGTCACGACCTTTAGTTTGCCATTTAGCACTATCATCAGTCATATCTTTAAAGATTAAGCCTTGTTTATAGGCTTCATTGAACAATTCTGCTGTAAATCCAGTTATATATTCAGTTCCAGACTTCATTGATATTGCTAACATATTCTGCCAACCCTCAGCAGCACCGCCAGATGCAAGAAAGTATTTACCAACAGCTTCACTAAACTGTTTTAAACGTGTTTTCATTAGTGGCAATACATCTTCAGCAACCCTATTTTTAAAGGTCATCCAATCGTCACCCATATTATTCAGAATACCGCCTAATGTTTTAGAGCGTTCTTCCATAGCACCCTCATACTTTTCATTCCAAATGGCTTGAATAGTGCTGGTTACTTGTTTACGGTTGTTACGATCAATAATCTTAAAGGCTTCTTTACCCATCTTATCGGTAAAGGCTAGAGCAGTTTTACCAACATCAGTAAGACTAGCACCCATACGAGTAGCATTAGCCTTAGTAATTTGAATTGCTTTGATACCAAACTCTTTCAATCGTTCAAATTCACCAGTTTGAGCATCAGCCATAGCCTCAACAGCCATTAATATGTCTTTACCCATAGCAGCAGCAGCATCACCTAATGATTGCATTGATTTTGTGCCATCAATGCCGTAAGCGGCCAACTTAACAAATGATTCTGATAATGTATTAATTGCGAATGGTGTCTTTTTAGCAAAGTCTTGTAACCAAGCAAATGATTTATTAGCTTTTTCTTGTGAGCCTAAAACAACTTTAAGAGTTGCTCTATAATTCTCAAACTCAATACCAGTTGAAATGATGCCTTTTGCTAAAGCACCTAATCCAGCAGCACCAGCAAGTGCGATAACTGACGTTTTAAGGTTAAATAACGTGCCTATAAGACCTTTAAATGCCTTACCCATGCCAGAGCCAACCTTTTTAGCTGTTCTGCCTAGTTTCTTTAATTTGGTACTTACTTTTCTGATTGCTTTAGAGGCTTTATCCCTAACACTAATCAGTATTTCCATTTGCTGTTTGGTCATCTATACACTCCATCATCAGAACCAGTTTATTTGGCTGTTCTGCCCAAGTCCCAGTATTTGGATATTGACCAGCTTTCCAGTATTTAAATATCCTGAAATAATCGCCAACCTCTTGAGCATCTATTACTGGACAGCGTGAAGCGTGTCCCTTAATACCGTGTGCCATAACTATTGTTGAAGCATTAAGGCTACAACCACGAACTTCTTTATCGTGATTTGAGCAGTTGCTACAATCATACTTCAATTCACCTTGTATGATTGCCCCTATTACTTTTTTTCGTCATCATCTCCAAACCCGTTAAGGTTAAGAGCTATGTTCCCTAATTCTTCAACAATACCTAATCGTGCCAGCTTGTCCATAGTGGTGTCTGAAAGCCTACCTCTCTCAATCTTAATTGGGAAAGGTAAGTTATCAGCCTTTTTAAGCGAATGACGTAATGAATCAGCAGTTAAACCAAATAAATTGGTGTTAATCTCTTGACCATCACTACCCAAATCAAATGATATGTGCTTATCCTTAATCTCAGCAAATTTCATAAAGGTAATAGTACCCATGTGAAATACTGTTGGGGATTCACCATCTTTAAAACTTAAATGTTTTATGTCGTGTGATTCCTTGTATGCTTCAATATCCGAATTAGCAATATCAATTGCTGGATCTTCTGACGATACAAATTCCTTTGTGTCGTTTCTATCAATCGCTTTAAATGCCATTATGCTACTGTGCCTTTGGTTAGTGCGCCTGAGCCTTGACCAGAGAAACTAAAGCCAATTACACCCTCAGATGAAGCATCAATTGATACCTCACCAAGTGTGATTGAGCCACTAAAGTTCTCATCGCCAGTTGTGTTACCCTCTGCTCTAACTTCAATAGAGTAAGTAGAATCACCACTAATCACTTCATCAACTAAAGCGTTTTGATACGTGTCATCTGGGTCGTACATTCCAGAACCATCAACTGACCAAGATTTGGTTGTTGCTGTTGTATCAATCCACTCATCATTGAATGAGTTGTGTTGCTCTGAGTTCTGAGTGATTGATAAGGTAAAACTGGTTAATTCACCAATTAAGTTACCCGAACTATCACGTAAAGAACCGTTATATCCTTTAATCGTTGCCATTATTTAACTCCTG